CAACTTATCTGAAGCATTTAAATTAGATAACTCAACTTCTACAGGAGAATCATCTAAGTCTGATACAATTGCTTCGTTTACGATATCTTCAATTGCACTGTCACACTCTGGGTGTAAACACATCTCTCTATATCTACGAACCAAGTCTTGCTCATTTTTATATACTCCTTCAATATCTACGTATTGACCGTAGAAACCACTAGAGATATAAAAATCAGACTTATCTTCCTCACTAGAAGGAATCGGAGAGACGACAGACTTTGATTTGTCTTCTCTCTCGACCTTTGGTAGTTTGAATCCAAATAACTTATTGTTAGTTGCCATGAATATAGAGTTTTGAAAATATTATCTTTACTATTTAGACACCCGTACCAACCTGTGTTTGAGCAAGAGGATCCATAGTGTCGTACCACTGATATGCCATTTCAACTGTAAACTCTTCGATTGCATCTCCAGTTGCATAATCTAATGCAATTTCAGTTATGTTTACTGGATACGCACCATAGAACTGATACATTTTGAGAACAGGTACATTTGGATCACTAACAGGTACAGGTCCACCAACTCCAGATCTTCCTAACTGACGAACTATCATTGGTTGTTGATAATCTGCAGGATTTACAATACCAGCATTATCTTCATGCTTGTTGATTAAGTTACTCCATCTTTCAAATGCAGTTCTGATATCAAAGTCAATATCATTAATAATAGTGATTGACCAGTTTGCATATGTTCTTGTTCCAGCAATCTTCAATTGTCTTCCTCTAAAAGGAACATCAATTTGTGTTAGTGTAGATGCAGGTAACTGTGCTGCTTTAACTAAAAATCTTACTTTATCAGAGAGTGCATCCTTACTAGTTGTAGATGGAACTGCATCATCTGGAAAATACATCTCGCACTCAAATAAATTAGGGCGAGCACCACCACCAACCATTCTACCCTTGAATGCGTCAAGGGTACGATCTTTAGTTGCAGGAATGTTTAGGTTTGCCATTAACTTTTTCCTCTATTTAAAATTAAACGTTTCCAACGACTTCTTCAAAACTTACTCCTGTGCGTGTCGCAACAAATGTAAGTCCGATAAAGTTGATTGATCTGACTGGTTTGATAAAGATATCTGCTCTAAATTGATTAGAGTCGATAATGTCAGGAGTGTTGTTTGTTTCATCACAGACAACCACGAAATCTGTAATACCTCTCTTCGCTTTAACATCACGAAGGAAAGGTTCAACGATATTTAAGAAATTAGATCTTGTAATAACATCATTGAATTCAAAGAGTTGTGCTCTCGCTGCTCTTTCAATTGTTGCTTCGACTGTTAAGAATAAACGACGAACATTGATTCTGTCGAATGCTGATTGTACTCCAAGTCCAGTTTTGTCACCAAAGAGAATGATTCCAGATCCTGGTTGGAATACAACTGGGTTGATTCTCTTAGGATATAGTAAATCTCTTTGAGATTGTGATGGGTTGAATGCTAATTTAACCGCACCATTGATTGCTCCTCTTGATGCACCAGCAGGTGAGAACCAAGAGAATTGGTTGATAGATGTTCTTGCCATTAATCCAGCAATATCGCCATTTAGTGGGATATATCTGAATTCATTATTGAATCTATCAAACATATACTTATAACCACTATCAAATACTGCATAAGATGAAGAAGGTAGTGGATCAAAGAAGTCAATTACATTTTCTGTCTGTGTATCTGAACTACTTACGTTCACAACACCTGTTCTCCAAGGAGATATACATGCAATACAGTCTTTTCTTGTAGATGCTAAATCTATAAGTTTTCTTGCTTTCGCTTGTGCTTCTGCATTTGAAGTTCCAGTTGATGGTCCCTGAATCAAGAAGTTGATTGAATATTCTGCCTGATTAGTGAAATTATCATATGCAGTGACAATATCACCAAGTGATGCACCATATCCACCAGTAGCGGAGTAGTTTTCACCACCTGCTAATGTGTATGTGCTAACACCGATACCAGCAAAAGTAACACCCTGTGCATTAGAACCGACGTTACCTGTTCCAGATAAAGTCCAGTTTGTGCTACCTGCTGTAGCAGTTAAACCTGTTGCTGTTCCTGCATCAAATCCACCAGCGTAAACGTTAGTTGAAACTTTTGATAGGTAATCTTTATAGTAAACTGCTTCTGATGGAGAAATTTTACCATCCTTTGCTTTTGAAAGACCTATGTGTTTTTCAACAATGTTACCTGCGATTCCAGTAACACTTCCTGTATCATCAACAATCACGATGTGAATCTCATCGTTCTTACCTGATCTTTCACCTGCAAATTCAGATGTCCCAGGTTTTTCTGCAATTGCTTTCCAGAAAACTGTTGAGTTTGTAAGTCCTAATGTTTGCTTATCATACCAATCACTAGGTGTTGCTGTGTTGAATGTTGCGTTTGTTGCACTTGCTGTAGTAACAACTTTAATTGGATACTGAGTAGTGGATGTTGATGAAGTTCTTTCAAACTTAAATGTTGTCATCGCACCAGCAGTAGATATTCCTGTGATTGCTTTATCAACAGAAATTATACTAGCACCAATTCCAATAACTGTAGTTCCTGCAGCAACAACACTTGTTCCAGCAGTCTTAGAAACAACATCTCCTAATTGAATATTTGCTGTTGCAATACCACTAATTGAAGCATCAAATGCTTCGTTTATCTGACCAGTTACAGTTGCTATTCCTAAACTTGTGCTTGTTGTAGTTGTAACAGGTGCAATGAATGCTGATGTGCTTCCTTGCTTATAGGTTGCTGCTGTAGATACATTTGATGTTGATACCTTATCAACTATCTTCACATCGACTGTGTTATTTGTTGTATCAACTGCTGTGATAACACCTCTTAAGAAACCTGATGCTGATGATGTGGTTCCAGAACCAACTTCTAATCTACCATCGATTGCCTGTGTTACACCTAAACCAACCATTCCTGCAGTAACACCAGAACCAACTGATATTCTTTGATCTGCAAAGTCGTCAATCACACATACTTTTAAATCGTTCAAGCATCTGCCAGGATACTTTGATGCGTAATTAAAACTTGTTGCGTTTGAATAACTGTTTACGTAATCTTCGTAATTTTTAATTTTTACTGTTGCACTCTTATCATTTGCATTGTTTAAAGTGCTGCTATCTGCTCTTACTACCCTTAAAACACCACCGTAAGATAAGTAAGACGATGCGGTCATCCAATACTCGTACTGAGCATCATCTTCTTTTGGTTCTCCAAATGTAGCAAGTAAATCTTGTTCTGTCTCAATAAGTGTTGGTACATCTACAGGTCCCTTTTCAAAAGGACCAGCGATTGCACCCACTTGCTCATTGATAGCATCTACTCTGCCAATAGTCAAATCAACTTCTCTTACCTTGGTGCCAGGAGATACTAAGTTAAGTGACATGTCTTTTCCCTCTAACTGGTTTCAAATTTTTAACTAATAATATTTATAAATCGCCTTTCCTTACATGCATTATTACATGTACTCCCACATGTAGGATCTATCTCCATACTCGTCTACGTGCCACCTATCTCCTTCGTCGTCTACAAAGGATGATTCACCTGATATACCGTCTGATATGAACCCAAATGGTGCCATATCTTGTTCTATCTGATTCTTCTGCTCTTCATACAATCTCTTTCTTACGTCTTGATCTGTAAGTTCTTTAAAGTAATCTTGTGCAACTAACCATGAATATATTACAAGACACATTGCAAGGTCATCATTACATCCTTCTTCTGCCTCAAATGAATTACTTTTAGATATGAATGTAGTCAGTTCTGATAATATTTCATAATCTTTGAACAATACTTTATCTGCCTCTACCATTGTCTTAAGGTTTAATGCACCAACCTTTTTAACAGTCTTCGACATCTTAACTCCAAGTTGAGTTTTCTTTCCACTAAATCCTTGTCCTACAACTTGACCTGCACGACCTCTCATTGAACACATCAAAAGATTTTCATACTCTAAATCAAAGTTAAGTATTGCAGCAACCTGATCACCGATATCATTTACTTCACATAATATGAATGCGTTATTGAATGCAGTGCATGTTTCATATATGATATTTGGAAACAACATAGGTTTGATTTCATTGTTTCGATATTTTGCCACGACTTTATGTGGGAACGAAGTGATGTCTACAATAATAAAAGTTGAATAATCTTCACCTACACCACGAGCAACGTCAACTGTACAGAGATAATCATGGTTTGAAATTGGTTGTTCATATATGTCTAACCCACCATTAGATGTCAATGGTTTTTCATATACCAATGCTTTTAATTTAGCAGGATTGATTAGAGTTCCGACTGATCCCAAGAACTGACACTCAAACTCAACTCGAAACTGTGATTCAGAAGTATTCTTGATTGTTTGTTCTTTCCATGCTTCATCACGACCTGGAACTTCAGACCAGTGAACCTCTGTAGTTACATAATCATTATCACCTTTTTCTGCATCATTCCACATACGATAAAAATGATTCATACCTTTAGGTGTAGATACGATTATAATCTTTGTTGATTTACCAGATGATATTGTAGGATATACTGAACTAAAAAAGTCATCTGCAATATGATTTGGTACGAAAGCAAATTCGTCTAAGAATATGATGTTGAATGACATACCTCGAACTGCAGCAGCAGATGTAGATGCTGCCATAATCTTAGATCCATTATCTAATTCTAAACTACCTTTATTCCATACAAGAATACCTTGCTGCATCCATTTTGGTAAATTTTCATATGCAGTTTGTAATCTACCTAATAGATCTCTTGCAGTCTGTGCTTTGTTTGCAAGAATACCAATATTGACACTATCATTAAAAATAGCATAGTGTAA